TTGATCCGGCAGCTGTTAACAAACAGTCAGGAGCTACAGGACTTATACAGTTTATGCCAGACACAGCTAGATCATTAGGAACTAGTGTAGAAGCATTACGAGGAATGTCTGCAGTTGAACAACTAGACTATGTCTACAAGTATTTTAAAATGGTAGGTGTTAGACCAGGAATGGATCTAGGTGATTTATATATGGCAGTGTTTATGCCTAAGTTTGTTGGGTATCCTGATGATTTTGTACTAGGACAACAAGGCGGCGGCAAAGTACCGGGAACAAACCTAAGTAGTGATTTGGTGTACAAACAAAATAAAGGTTTGGATAAAAACAAAGATGGATCCATTACTATCGCTGACGTAAAGAGTTCTATACAAAGATTTGCATAATGAATTTAACTGGTAAACTTTTAATTGCTCCTCCTAGTGTGAGGGGAAACTTTTGGCAAAAGACTGTAATCTATGTTACAGAGAATCATGCCCGCGGTAGTATGGGGCTAGTGCTTAATAAAGTTAGTAAAATGCCCATTAGAGAGTTTGCACAAAATTGCAATGTAGATTGCGACATTGACGGATTTATGTATGTAGGTGGTCCAGTTAATGTAAAAGCTCTTACTATGATACATAGTGCAGAATGGGCTTGTGAAAACACAATGCAAATTAATAATCAGTTTAGTATTAGTTCACACGCAGATCTATTGCAGAGACTAGCAATGGGCGACTGTCCAAACTACTGGAGACTCATAGTTGGATTATGTGCATGGACTCCGGACCAACTAGAAAATGAACTTAACGGTGTAAGCCCTTACAATCATGCGTTCAGTTGGCTAACAGCAACTCCAACGCAAGAAGGAGTTTTTGGACTAGACGGAACAGACCAATGGACTAGCTCTATTGAGCATTCTGGTTCGGAATTTGTTCAAAAATTACTTGCGTAAATACCTAAACGGCTGTATAATACAAGCTGTTTCGTAAAATAAAGAAATGATTACCCAAAATGTCAGATACGCTATTACTCAACGCCACCGGCGCACCAGTCAGCTTTCTGCCGCTTAGTACAATTACTTGGCAGGAATCAATCAAATACATGGTCTTAGATAAAGCCACAGTATTAGCTTGGCACGATAATTGGATTGTAAGATCAGCTCGCTGGGAAACTGCTGTACCTAGTATTGTTATTCTCAAAGAGTACATGAAACCTAAAATAGCTATTCGATTTAGTAAAAGCAATGTATTTCTGCGTGACAACTATCACTGTGCCTATTGTGGCTGCAATCTAGAAAAGAAACACTGTACATTAGATCATGTACTACCAACCAGTCTAGGTGGTAAGACTACATTTGAAAACTGTGTTACCGCCTGCGGTCCCTGCAATGCCAGCAAAGGTAATAATAAAAAGATTGTTCCTAAGTTTAAGCCACACAAGCCCAGCTTCTACGAACTAGTAAATAAGCGTAAAGCAATGCCTTTTCAAGTAAGGCATAGTGAATGGCTTGAGTACTTAAGGTGACGGATACACTACAAATAGAATGGAGTCTTGGCAATAGTTGTAACTTAGATTGTTCCTACTGCAGTTGGGAATTAAAAGCAGGTAATAACTTATTTCCGGACCATGACAAACTCAGCCTGGCATTTGCTCACTTAGTTGATCAAAGTCAGGCGTTCTCTAATGTTAGAATAGATGTCAATGGTGGCGAACCTACACTTAGTCTAGCCTTACAATACGTTATTCTATCTAACAAAGATTCTAGAATTAAGTTTAAATTAATATCTAACGGCCAAGCCAGTATAGAGCAGTGGACACACATGGCTCCTAACCTGTATGATCTATCTCTTACCTATCATGCTACAGAAGACTTTGATCATTTTTTAAATGTTGTGAACGCTGTTAACAAGCATATAAACTCTACAGTCTATGTTGCAGTGACTCCTGAAAACTGGGCAAAACAACACGAATGTTATAACATTCTTAAACATAAAAATGTAAATGTTCAACTACAGTTCTTATACGACAATTTTACCAAAGGCAATAACAAATACCTAAACTATTCTAAAGAACAATGGAATGAATATTATACAGCGCAAGGAATTGACATATATAATAAGCAACAAGTAGAATCTACTATAGAGTTTAAAAGAGTTAATCATTTAAACAATTATTTTGGACATCTTTGTTGGGCCGGAGTAACACAGATTGTAATTGATAACTTTGGCGATGTATGGAGAGGCTGGTGTAAGAGCCATGCTCCTATGGGAAATATATTTGCACAGACTGTGTCGTTAGATACTGGCCCTAGAGCATGTCCTAAATCGCAGTGCAAAAATGGATTTGATTTACAAGCTCGTAAGAGCGAAGGAAGTTGGGGATTAGCATGAAAAAACTGTTTTGGAATTGTTTAGGATTTTTAAGTTTAGGTATGGCCTACATTGGAGTTGTTACTCCGGGTATTCCCTATAGCCCGTTTGTGGTATTCGCAGCCTATTGCTTTGCCAAGAGCAGTCCACGTATGCATGCCTGGATTATGAATCACAAGACCTTTGGACCGTTTATTACAAACTGGAATCAAAAACGTGTGTTCCCCTTAAAGCTAAAGTTCTTTATGCTGGCCAGCATGAGTGTTAGTCTACTAATCATGTTCTTTACAGGAGTTAAACCAATTGGAATTATCAGTACCGCAATTTTTATGGGACTTGTCGCTTGTTGGGCTTGGCGTTTTCCTGGCTCTGTTGCCGAATATGATAACCGCATTGCTGAAGGCCGCAAAATAGGTTGGTTCAACAATAGTTTTTAACATTGTAATCATTATGTAATCGATTGGGCGGTAAATATGGTATATGAAGACATACCGCTCAATCTTTGTTAGTGATGTGCACCTCGGAACTAAAGACTGTCAAGCGGATAAGTTAAACAATTTTCTCAAACACAACTCTTGCGACACATTATATCTAGTAGGCGATATAATAGATGCGTGGCGCATACAACAAAACAAGTGGCGTTGGAAACAAAGTCATACTAACGTTGTTCGTCGTGTGCTAGGTCATGCCAAGCGTGGCACTCGTGTAGTTTATGTAGCAGGCAATCACGACGAATTCTTAAGACCAATGATACCATATGGGTTTAGTTTTGGTCTAGTAGAAATACACAATCAAATAGAACACATAGGTGCAGACGGCAAGCACTACCTAGTCACTCATGGCGACCTGTTTGACGGCATTACACGTCTAGCACCTTGGCTAGCCTTCTTAGGAGATAAAGCATATGATATCATCCTTAGTATCAATAGTAAGTACAATTGGCTACGTCATCGCATGGGTTTTGGGTACTTTAGCATTAGCAAGTTTCTTAAGCACCGTGTTAAAAAAGCCGTAGACTTTATGTTCAAGTTTGAAGAAAATCTAGCCAACTACTGTAAGAAACGTGGCTTTGATGGGGTTATATGTGGACACATACATCACGCAGAGATTAAACAGATCAATGGTGTTATGTATATGAATGATGGTGACTGGGTTGAATCGTGTACTGCGTTAGTTGAGCATCATACCGGCCGTTGGGAAATCATAACTTGGACCAAGGAGAAAGACCGTGTGGATACTAATACTGATAGCAGTTCACGTGAACAATCCTCAGGACGTTCCGGGAAGAATAGAACTGGCATTCAAGGACCAGATGAGTTGCGAACTAGCTCTAGCGTCAATGAAGTGGCAGTTAAAGTTTAATAATTTTAAGGTAGAAGGCCAATGCAAACGACAATAAGCGATAAGATTACCATAGTGGTTCCTTGCAAGAATGAAGAGAACTACATTCATCATTTGTTAGATTCACTACGTGGACAAGCTATAGGCAATACTAGAGTTATCATTGCTGACTGCTCCACGGACAACACTAGACAAGTGATTAAAGATAACAGCTACGGATTACGTGTTGAAATCATTGACGGCGGCCCTGTCTCACTAGCCAAGAACAATGGAGCACATCTGGTCACTACTCCTTACATATTGTTCATTGATGCGGATGTGCGTTTCTTCAAGGACACTGTAATACATGATGCTGTTAATTTGATCGAGTCTAAGAATTTAGATCTCATCGGCCTAAACATTAAATGTTATGACAAAGACTTGCGAGCAAAGATTGGATTCACAGCATTTAACTTGATTAATCATGTATTGAAATACGTTAGTCCTTTTGCTGTTGGCGCATTCATGCTGACACGCAGGGATAAGTTTGAACAGTATGGTGGCTTTCCGGAGCAGTTTGCAACATCAGAAGACTTCTTTTTATCCCGCAAGTACAGCCCAAGAAAGTTTAGAATTATACGACATCACTTTGGACAAGACTCTCGTAGATTTAAGAAGATGGGCTATATGGGCATGGCCAAATACCTAGTTAAGAATTTTGTTAATCGCAACAACAAAGCCTACTGGGATAAGTTAGATTCATCTAAGTATTGGGGTTAATTTGCTAGGATTGCAAAATACTATTTTTATAACTAAATATTAGCACTTATTGGAGTATATATGAAGAAATTTTTACTATTATTGCTATGCTTACCCTTGCTAGTATTTGCACAAAAGACGCCACAGGGCGCAACCTACGACGCACAGATCCTGCGTGTCACTGACGGGGATACGGTTGTAATCTCTGCACCATTCTTACCCGCACCATTTAAGCCAGAATTGGCTATTCGTGTGTTTGGTGTAGACACTCCAGAGAAAGGCCACAGAGCCATGTGCCCAAGCGAAGCACAACGCGGAGAAGCAGCTAGTGCCTTCACTAAGAAGGCAATTGCACAAGGCGGCAAGTTCCAAGTTACCATGTACGGTTGGGACAAGTTTGGTGGAAGAGTATTAGGCGATATTCTAATCAATGGCCAAAGCCTACGTGCTGGATTGATTGCTAATGGCTTTGCTCGTGAGTACTATGGCGAAGCTAAACAAAGCTGGTGCAACTAAATGAAACTAGCATCTTTACTATTAGTTTTAACACTTACAGGATGCAGTGCATTAGGCCCTTGGCCAAGTAAGTGGGATGTTAATCAAGCCAAGGTCACAACAGACCTGCGCCAAACTGCTGCCAACTTTGATTGCAAAGGCAATCTAACAGAACAGCTAACTGTTCTGAACTTACAACTACAGTGGTTTGATTTGTATGCTGAAAGTAAGAACACTAAAGATGTTGCTAAACTAACAGACACAATGAAAGCCACTGCTAAAGAATTTGCAGAGAGATCAAATAAAGGTCCAGTGAGTCCTATCTATTGTGATATCAAACGTAAGCTGATAATACAGCAAGCTGACATCATTGCTAAAACAGTACAAGGAAGATTCTAATGAAAACAGAACTACTACTAGAGTTTGCCAAACTAGCGGCAACTACCTATGACAACCCTAAAGACTCTAAGGCCAAGTTTAAAGCACTAGGCTATACTATTGTCCAGTTCTTTGACATAGACGGAGCACAGGCATACCTGCTGACCAATGGTACTATTACAGTGCTGTCGTTTAGAGGCACTGAAGTAACACAAAAGTCAGATGTGTTAGCAGACTTAAAAGCTGGTAAGAATCTAGAAGCCTGTGGCGGCAAGGTTCATGTTGGTTTCAAGGGTGAGATCAACAAGCTATGGCCCAGTATCTCTGCTGCACTTGCAGCCAATCCAGGTAATGTCTATGTAACTGGACACAGTCTTGGTGCTGCCATGGCAACTATTGCTGCCAGTCGTATACAGGATCGTGTTACAGCATTAGTAACATTCGGTTCACCTAGAGTTGGCAACACTGAGTTTGTTAAGAGTTTGACAGTAGAGCATTATAGAGTACAGAACAACTGCGATGATGTAACCAAAGTTCCATTTAAGTTAATGGGATTTGATCATCATGGCACACACAAGTACATGAACTACTACGGAGAGTTTAGAGACCTAACTCCGTGGCAACAGGTAAAAGACATGGCTCGCAGTAGACTGAAAGCCAGAGCAAAAGGGCAAAAGTATATTGGTGTGTTTGATCACATGATGGCTAACTACATTGCCAAGCTGAGCAAGTTAGGGGACAAATAAATGAGCAACGTACTACACGAAGTTATCAACTCGGGGCAACCTTGGGCAGCTGAACGTGCCCAATATGCATTGACCATTGCAGAAGCTCTGCAGAACAATCAAATCACACCTGACGAAGCTCGCGCTTTACTTGAAGATTTGATCAACACTGAGAAGCTGGAAGCTGCCGGTGCTGACTTGCAACTTAGGGCAGCACTAGTATTTGGTGTTACACAAGTTCTTAGTATGTGTTAAACACTTTGACGAGGGCTTGAACAAGGTCCTCGATCATACCATCATCATGAAACGGAGTGGGAGCAAATCGCAACCTCTCCGTTCCTACATCTACTGTGGGAGAATTTATAGGCTGGCAGTAGATGTTGTGTTCATTTAATAGTGCATCACTCATAGCTTTGGCACGTTTAGCATCTCCTACTAGTACAGGTACAATGTGTGTAGTTGAGCACTCCATGACAGGTATGCCAGCTTTGATCAATCTATACTTTAGCTTGCGAGCACGATCTTGATGTTGCTCACGTAGTTCCCCGTGACTCTTTAAGTATTTGACAGCAGCCAGCGCACCAGCACAGGTCACGGGACTCATAGATGTTGTAAAGATAAAGCCAGCAGCAATACTACGTATAGCATCAGCTACTATTGAGTCACAGGCAATGTATCCGCCCTGTACTCCAAACGCCTTACCAAGTGTACCGTTGATTATATCAACACGATCTTGTAGCCCGTACTTCTCAACTTTGCCTGCACCTGTTTCTCCATATAGGCCAACAGCATGTACTTCGTCAATGTAGGTGATAGCACCATACTTGTCAGCTAGGTCACATATCTCTTTAATCATGCCCACATCACCGTCCATTGAGTACACTGACTCAAATACAATGCAAGGAGTCTTACCGCAGAGTTGTGCAGCCTGCAGACACTCTTCTAAGTTCTGCATATCGTTATGACGGAAGACCTGTTTGTTAGCACGACTGTGCTGAATACCCACAATGATTGAGTTATGATTGTTGCTGTCGCTAATGTATTCAATGTTGGGAATGATCTTGGCTAATGCGATTAAGGTCCACTCGTTGGCCACATACGCTGAACTAAACAGTAATGCCCGTTCTTTCTTATGTAGGCTAGCCAACTCAAGTTCCAATGCCACGTGATAGTGACTGGTACCTGCAATGTTGCGAGTACCGCCTGACCCTGCACCAGTCATGTCCAGGGCCGTACGCATAGCATCTATAACAACCTTATGCTGACCCATGCCTAAGTAGTCATTGCTACACCAGTTTACAATGTTCTTTATAGCATATGGTCCATACCAAATAGCCTGGGGGAACTTGCCGTTCTCACGCATGATATCGTTAAACACACGATATTTGCCGTTAGATTTAAGTTCTGTTATTAGAGTTTCAAAGGGTGTTTTATCTATCATAGCTCTATTTAAGGCTAAATATCACATGCGGAGAAATAAATGAGAGCTAGAGAATTTGTCATCAACGTACCTATTACTATCAAGATCAACGGCGACGGAGATCCAGAAATTGACATGGATCAAGACAATGATTCACCTAAAGATCCTCAAGAACTAGACGACAATCCTGTAATGGTTCCACCTCTACAGCAAGATATTGAATTGAAGAAAGCACAAGCAGGCAAAGACAGCCCTATAATTCAAGATCTTACTCAAGACGAAGCCGAACCCACACCTCCACTTCAGCTTAATAGAAACCTTTTTACACGAAGATAATTTAGCCAGGAGCGACAATGGCATTTTTTCGTAAAATAAAGGCAGGTTTAGTTAAGGCTAGTTTCGAAGAATACGTAGGCGGTGAGGGCGAGATATTTTTTAATGTCGAAACTGGAGAGTTTAGACTAGGAGACGGTCTTACCCCCGGTGGCATAATTATTGCTACCGATACTTTTCTTCAACTGCCAGATACACCTAATTCCTATGCTAATGCTGCTGGAAAATTTTTAGCTGTAAATTCTACTGAAGATTCTTTAGAATTCGTAGATGCTGCATCAGGTAGCTCTTTTAAACTTGTAGGTAGTGTCAACACAGCAGCAGATTTAAATTTAATATCTCACAATGTAGATAACGGCGATGCACTTATCAGCATAGACAATACTCACCTTCATATATGGTCGGGATCTCAATGGATTGATATTGGTCCAGCCCAAACTCCTATTAGTGGATTTACAGGTAGTAGAGGAAATATTGGTTATACAGGCAGTCAAGGAGATATAGGTTATACTGGATCACTTGGGGATACTGGTTATACAGGTAGTAGAGGAAATATTGGTTATACAGGCAGTCAAGGAGATATAGGTTATACTGGATCACTTGGGGATACTGGTTATACAGGTAGTAGAGGAAATGCTGGTTATACTGGAAGTATTGGTTATACTGGAAGCATTGGATTTGTTGGCAGTCAAGGAGATATAGGTTATACGGGTAGTCAGGGCATACCAGGTGAAGCAGCAGCTATTGGCTATACTGGAAGCATTGGATTTAGTGGTAGTCAAGGTAATATTGGATTTACCGGCAGTCAAGGGGATATTGGCTACATTGGCAGTATTGGATTTACTGGCAGTATTGGATTTACTGGCAGTATTGGATTTACTGGCAGTCGAGGAGATACGGGATTTGTTGGATCTACAGGTGATATCGGATTTACAGGTAGTCAAGGAGATATAGGTTATACTGGATCA